CTCTTTCCTCCTCGCGTCTTCTGCGCTCAGCATCGGCCGCTTTGCGATCGTCTTCTGCGCGCTCTCTCCTCTTCTGATTGATTTCTGCTTCGGTTAGGAGTATCTGTTCAAGTTCTCGCGCTTGGCCGGAGATTCCTTTTCGTTGCTCTTCGATCTCGTCTTTTTGTTTATCCAGTGCATCCAGACGAGCGACCGCATCCGCTAGCTGTGCTTTCGCTAAATTGCCCTGTTTATCTAGTTGAAGCGCGGCGCCGGCTATTGTGTCCGAGATCGCCCGATTTTTTTTGGCGCGCTTTTCAGCCAGTCTCACCGCTTCAGCGGCGATCAGTATCTGCTGCCTCAACGCCGCGCGGGCAACATCCTGCGAGGCGATCTGCTCGTCAAGTGCTTTATTTGATTGCTTTCTGAACTCTTCCGCTCTTTGTGTTGCCTTCGCTTGATCTGCTTCGAACTGAGATACTGCGCCAGTCAATAGCAGCATGTCGAGCCGCGCATCATTGATCGAGGTCACGTATCCGGCTAATCTTTGCTCCGCAGTTTCGAACGCGCGCTGCTGATCTTGCACTGCCTTCGTGCTTGCGTCGAGTGCGTCTTTTAGTCGCTTCGATTCTTCCTCGATTCTTTTTTGTTCTTCTTGGTACAAAAACAGTGCGCCAGCGGCGACAGCAGTTACAGCCGCGACAGCCACAAATGCGGGATTAGTAAAAAGAGTTAAGGACCGCCCGAGGCCCTCCGCAATAGAGGCTCCATCGGATAGCGTCATAAACAGATTGCCGGCCGCCGGTGATACGATCGAGAGACCCTGTCCGAGATCGGAGAATGCTCCGTCAAGATCGCGACCTGCGCGGCGCATCTGCCTGAATCGTCTAGTTGTCGACACAACCTGCCGCTCCGTTCGTTTGAGGCCGGAGTTTAGCCCTGTAGAAGACGCAGCGACGCGATCAAATTGTGTTGATGTTTGCTTCGCTTCTTGTGACGTATCGCGGAGGCCTTTCTCGGCCCTGTCGGTGTCGACGTTGAGGATGTATTGTACAATAGTATCGGCCATGATGATACTCCGGTGCGCGAGGCGTAGCTACTCTCTAGCATAGCACGATCGCGGGATCTTCACTACTGTATTTTTTTAGCCCGAAAGAATGGGCGATATAGAGTAATATGTAAAAATAATAAAGTTTTTCTTTACATATGCGTATTATGCGTATAAGATAGTAAGTGAGCAATGAAGCTTATCAACAACGGAGAACAACAATGACTACATATAATTACAGAATCGGACAAAAGATTTACGAGTGGCTAGATAATCATAGTGGCTGCGGATCTTGGGATGAGGGATGGACTTCCCGAATACTCATGTATATCGGAAAGACATCTGTCGTTCTAGAGTGGCAAGAGTATGGGCTTGATCCCAAAGGACAGGCCCTCTGGGACATTGGCTATGACAATTTCGAAAAGATGGACACCAGCCGACATGGGGGGTCGTGGGACGACTTCATGACGGAGTGCTACTCCACAAGCTACACCGACTACAACAAAGTGGTTGGGCGTAGCTTTCTACGGATCGACCGTGAATTATGGGATGCCTTTCTAAAGGACTACTGGGAGGTAGACGGAGAATTTGATCTTACTTGGGAGGAGCTTAGCTTGCGAAAGCTTCCCCGCAGAAAGATGAGTTGGAAAAACACTACAACAATAGGAGAACAACAATGAGCAATGTTAAAACAATAGCCCGCCCATTCATGGGCAAGGACATGGTAGAGTGGGGCGTACTGTGCCCCACTCGACCGAAGAAGGGCGATCTCGTCCTCGTGACATCCCGCAAGGGGAAAATGTGGATCGCGATGATCCGGCACGTTGTACGAGAGCACAACGGCGAATTCATCGCCTTGACTGACAAGGTCAAGATCACCAAGGATCTTGACGCTGAGAGTCGGCGTCAAGAGTGGCTATATAATCAAGGTATAGATCCATTCTAGCCGATTATATCAATAAAGTCAGCGAGAGAGATGGAGGGTTGAAGCCCTCCTTTTTTCGTGCTCTTGATAACACGATTCAAGCGTCGAGAACGGGCCATAACGCACTCCAAGCAGATCAAGAGATCAGGCCAGTCTAGGCGGGCGATCTCGCTCGGCAGTGCGCCATATGTCCGCGCGATGATGTCGATCAGGTGTACATAGTCTTCATCATCCGCGAAAGGTACGAAGTCTTTCGACAGCCTCCATATGGCCGCGCATGGCTTTGTTGAGTATCGCCGTTCGATCGCCGGCCGTCAGCATTCCAACCCATAGCATGTTGCGCTCGGCGTTCTGCTCCTCTTGACGTAAAACGATCCGCATGTCTTCCCACGTCTCGCCGCCGTCCATCGACGCGCTCTTGATGACTTGACAAATGACCTTGTTCTGCTGGTCGCTGATCTGTCGCAGCTGCTCAGGCTTGAGCTTCTTCAGGAATGAGTAGGCCCGATCGATCGCCTCGTCCGTCACGTCTTCGCCGCTCAGATCGTTGGTGAGGTTCTGCAAGTCTCGCAGGCTGTTCCCTCCAGCTTGCGAGACCTGCGAAACCAGAAGAGTCGAGGTGAGAGAAGCCGCCTCCGCCTCCGCTGGAGACAGGACACGGCCACGAATGATGATTTGATCTTCGAAGATTGACTCTTCAAAGAGGGAGGAAGTTTCGACTTTTTTCAAGAATTCTTTTAACATATGATCTCCGTTGTTTAGGGATAAATCATAGTATCTTGAAAAATATTTTTAGTCAAATATCATTTTTTATTGATTATGCGCATAATAGTTACTATTATATAAGAGTAACTAACAACAACGGAGTCAGAAATGATCTATTTAGACACAACAAACATCAACAAATACGCACAAAATATCCTCGGAAATGAAGATCTCGAATTCGATCGTGACGGATCGACTCTATTTTGGTGGACAGACGAAATTATGATTACAATCGAAGAGCATGACTTCTACAACATGAAAGGAGAGCTGAGTGATTGGCTCGGAGAGTTCTACTTTGAGCGCGGCGGCGAAGTCGAAGCGTCCCACTATACAGGAAGTTACAAATAAGACAACAAACAACCAACAAGAGAAGGCCCGCATCATCAGCGGGCCTTTTTTATCTTAGTATCTTTATACTTGCCGGTCGAGCAACGATCATGCGCCCTGCAAAACGAAAGCACAGGAAGCCGCGATCCTCGACCACGAAAACAGCCCAGAACGGCTCCGGCTCGTCTGTCCATTGTACGAGGTAGGATACGCCCTCTCGAAGCGCTGAGCGAGCGATTTGCGTGTCTTGCATTGATTATCCAACAGTAGCGGAGCTATTGCCGTTCGTCACTTCGATCTTGAATCCTTCATCTGATGAAGAAGCGAGGCCGCGAATTGTGAACGTGCGCTCGACGCGTCCGAACGAGGTTACGCCGTCAGAATAGTCTTCAATCACTGCGTTGTCGAGCGTAAATTTGATGTTGTGAGCTGCGTTGCTTGTAGAGGTAAACGTGATCGTCACATCGCCGCTGTTTCCAGCCAGTTGATCGGCAAGTACGTCGTTGTCATCAACATCGGCGGTGATACTCATTGTGATCTCTCTAACGTCTGAGATCACGGGCTTTCCGGTTACTTTGCTGCCAAGTATATTCTTCCGCTCTAGCTTGTTGTCTAGTGTCATTTCAAACGATCGGATCTCCAACGTGCTCGGGGTTAGTGTTCCAGCGAGCGCCAGATTACCGGCTTCAAAGTGTAAAACACTGTCACCCGCAGGGAATGAGGCCGTACTTGGCGATAGTGCTCCTCTTGCATTTGAATCCTTCGCTATCAGGTCAAAAGAAGCCGTCATCTCTTCGCCGGCCGCACAAGAGATCGACATTGATGACACCATAACGCCCATGAACTGCTCCATTGAGTTGCTCAGATTCGATCCGCGTTGGAACTGAACAGTCAATGCAGGCATGGCGAATGCAGGGCTGTATGTATGCGTGTATGTCGGGCCCGATCCGGTTGTAGCCAGAACTCCAAGAGATGCATAAAACAACATGCCGCTTCCGTTGTACTGGATAGGAATGTCAATCGTCCCGCCGGAGTTTCGGAACGCGTCAAATGTCGACGCAAGCATTCCCGTTGCCGGAACAGATAGATTCGTCTTGCGCGGTCGCTCTTGCGACGTTTGCAAAGTCGAGCTGTTGAGTCGGATGTCGACCTGCTCCGCGCTCGTTGTGTTTGCAGTTCCGTACGGTTGCGATGCATCTTCGGGAGCGCATCGAACGAAGGCGTTAAATCCAAATAAAGTTCCCATTTTTCACCTCTAGCTAGGTAGTAGATTCTTCACTCGCAATATAGCACGAGATTGAATTGATTGTTTTTCTGTTGTAAAAATTTCGATGGCGATCGCGTAGTCTGTGCCACTGTCGCCGGCTTTGTATCTTGCGCGCACAAAGTTATTTCCGAGTCTCGTGTCGGCTGTATCATAGCGCGCGGTCGAGTTCGATCCGCTTGAATCAAAGCTGAAGACCTGAACATAGTCGATTTCTTCAAGATTCGTGCGGTTGTTGTAGTTCTCCAACGCTCGCCCGAGAAAGCCTGAAGTCATAAAGAACACGTCAACAGCATCATCGGAGGCCTTGTTGAAAGACGAAATAGGGGCATCTGTGGCACTTTGCCCGCCTGATGAGGGTACTACTCTAGCGAATGGCGCTTCAAGCAAAATATGACCGTCTTTGGCGCTGGAAATAGAAACAGTTGATGTATGATCTGTCGTCTCGTTTGCGTTGCCGTAATACACCCACAGCAAATTCATGCTGTTGTCGTGGTTGGAGGCGTAGCCGTCAACCTGTAATTTGAGTGTTCGCGTCGAGTAGTTCGCGCCCGATTTATGGGCAAATGTTAACAACGTGCCGCTCGGGTCGGTGACGACTATATCCTTCATATCTGATTTGATCTCATCCCAAAAAGCATCCCACGTTTTCGGGATCTCGATCTCGATGTCGATTGTTGCTGAGGTGCCAGATCCGCCGAAGACATCAACGCCGACAGCCTGCCGCCTTTTGTAGCTCTTGTCGTACCAGCCCATGTTATATCCCCGTCTTACTTTGGAAAGGTGTTGTTACTTCAATGTATCCGATCCCGATGTTGTCGAGTCCGAAGCGGTCGCCGTCGAGCGCTGTAAACTGACATAACACGTCATCAATAACGCCGCCTCCTAGTCCGAGGAATCGATCAGCGGTCAAGTTCTCAATCACGTCAGAGCATAGATTCATCGCCGATCTTGCACGCTCGCTCTGGTCGTTTCCAGCGACAAACAAATATATCTCGTAGCGTGGGACCATTCGATAACGCCCAAGTGTCGGCCCGTGCTCAGAAGTGAAATCGAGAAAGAACGTACAGCCGAACGGCACAAAAGGCGGCTCGGCAACAGATCCCAGAATGACTCGATCCGTCATATTGAGCGCACTCGACCCGCTGGAGAAGTCAGCAGCGATCTTCCCCTTGATTGCGTCGAGAATACGATATACGCGAGAGTCAGCCATCACTCCTCCCGAGTAGAACGGCCGTAACGACTTTGCGGATCTCAGGAATGAGCTTCTCTTTTTCGGCTTCGACGGACCGCCCAAGGAATAGGCGCGGCGTTATCTTGTTGCGTTTTTTTGTGCCAAACTCAATAAACTTGGCATAGTTTACATCGGCCCCGCGAAACTGTCCGCCGGCCTGCAAAAACGCCGCCGGTCGCCCGTTGAAGAATCCGGCGTTGCCTGCGATCGACTGACGAAGCCGGCCTGTCTGATTGTCGAATCTGGAGAACGTACGGTCTTTCGAACGGCCCTCCATTCGAAGCGCTGAAATCTTTAGCTGCTTCTCCAAACGGGTTAACAGTTGGCTCTTAGAGCGCTCTAAATTGCGCCTGAAGTCGTCGAGTGTCAATTGTTGCGCCATTACATCACCATAGCGGAGGAGCGCAACGGATACAGGATCTCTTTAACTTCGTGAGGCATTGTTTTCTTAGAGAATTTCGTTGTTGCGTCTCGCTGTCCTTGGCTGTCTTTTCCTTGATTGCTCTTTTGTCTATGCAGTTGGCTCGCAAATACACAGATTGCGTGTTCAAGATCGGCCGGTGCTGTCGCATATCCGGCGGAGACTACAACTTTATTTCCACGAAAGGCAGTGACGAAGCCCTCCGTGGATACGTTGAATTTCAAAATGATTCGCGCGAGTTGCTTATCAATAATGTACTCGGCAGCGGTGATCTCCGTATCTGCACCATACTCCCGATCCGCGTCTGAATGAACAGAAGTAACCGAGATCACCGGCTTGATCGGGAGTTGTAGCACCATGTTATCAGTGTACATGGGCGCGTCGATATGCAGTGTGTATGTCTGCGCTGTTAGGACTGGCGTAGTCCCTGAATCGTAAATCGGAAAGCCCAGAAAACGGGCAACATCCGACTCGACACGATCCAACAAATTGCCGAGCTCAGTATCCGAGGCCGTGCCCGTGTACTCGGGCAGATAGTTTTTCAACGTGGCGACGGATACTAAGCTCATAGCAACTCATAACATAAATTAGAACTGTCGTTCTGTTCTGAACACTAGGATCAAATCACAATCGACGGCAAGACCTGAAGCAGAGAAATCGTACTCGATATTTAAGCAAGTCGAGCTTGATACGCTAGCGTCGCCAGATATGGCCAGTGATTCAGGTGTTAATGCAGCCAAAGAAGACGCATTGAACAGTCGAACAGCTAGAGTAGTAGATCCGTTTTTAACTGCAATCTGTGAGTAATTGGTGCCGTTGTGGGTGATTCCGGTGCGGGATGAAATGATCACTTTTTCAAGAACGGCATTTCGATCGCACGGGACAGAAGCAAGAACAGTTGTAGCCGTGAGGCCGCTTTTGTGAACTGCGTTGACGTGTATTCTATATTCCATGATAGTCTCCTACTATACTGAGATGTTTCGTCCATATGCCACATTTACAGTTGCATCCGGATCAAGAGTGTCAAAAGTAACTCGCTCAGTGGCTACAAGATTGATCGCGCCTTGTATAATGTTCTTGTCTTGCTCGACAGCGATTCCACGCTTCGAGAACATCATATAAGAATCACGAGCAACGCAAAGCATGCCTGACTTAGTTTTTGTGACGTTATCATAAAGGCCATTGGCATTCAAGTCAGTCCCCATAAATCTAGACATTACAATTGGAATTCCAAACAAGCTCGCGATCTGTCCGGTGAGGATAGTTGCAGCAGGGCCGAAAGCATCAAGAGTAAGGACTTCAGTAAGGCCTAATAAGTGAGCAACAACAACCTCTGGAGAAGTAATCAAGACACGACTTGAGCTATTCAGCTCACCAAGTTTAGCGATGAGAGATAGAAGCTCTGCCTTGCTTACTGTTCCTAAATTCTCCGCTGTGCCTCGATCGAGTGCTTGCGCTCTCAGTCCAGTCCAAGCACGACGATGATCACTAGATCCTCCGAGCGCTGGAGATGTTCCCCAACGTGAACGGATGTTCCAGTTGGCTATATCGTCTTGATGTGTTGCAGCTGCGTCACCGTTGATCAGTGCATCTTCAACAGCGTCAGCTATGTCTTGTGCGATCTGTCGTTGCATTGTTGGGATCAACGCGATTGCGCTGTCTTCGGCGAGTGCATCGTCAATCACGAAACGACAAGCTAGGCCCTGCATTGAGATGGTCTTTTGTGACGTTTGAGCAGTCGAAGCTTGATAAGAAGCTGGGCTGTCAGAAGTGACTTGGCCTTTCAGGTAAGGCCGGCCGCCGCGGTCTAAGCGCGGGACGAGCAAAACATTTCGCTCCATCGGCATTTCTTGGAATAGAGAACGCACAACGCGCGGAGTTTGATACTCTTCGTAGAGTTCCGCTCTGAATTGATCGGGTACAAAGTCGCCGCCGCTTCCCGCGCTGTCGAACATTGCTTTTGATTTCATTGCGCCTGCAATGTTTCGAGGAGCGAGATCGATCAATCGTTGGATCTTCGCGTCTAGTCGAGGCGTGAACGGATCGCGCATCAGCAATCGCGCCATGTTGCGCTGTGTGTTTGCTTCCAACAAGTCACGATGCCAGTTAGAGCAAGGAGTTTCAGCATCAAGTAGCCCCTTCTTTTCGATAGGTTGACGGCCGTTTGGAGTATCAACATATCCCTTCTCGGTAGTCCATCTGACAGATCCGTCCTTCTTGACGAATTCAGACAGGGCAGCGTCGCCGCCGGTGACTTCTGGAGCGGCTCGATATACAGACTCTTCAATCAATCGCTGTGCGCGCTTGACTTCGTCGACTTGCTTCTCGAATTGGCTAAGCCTATCCGCTGAGTTTTTTTGATGCTTCACAATGTCGCCAAGGATGCTCTTTGCTTCCTCAACCATCGCGCGATCTTGTTTGTTGGTTGACATATTTATCTCCCTTTATTGAGAATTAGATAGAGAAGCTCGCG